GGCCCGATTGGCCCGCAGGGACCCAAGGGCGAAAAAGGAGACAAGGGCGACACGGGCGCAAAAGGCGAACCGGGCAAGGATGCTGTCATCGACGCGACGCTGACCCAGGAGGGGGAGGCGGCGGACGCGGCCACAACGGGTAAGCGGCTGGCGGAAATCGAGAAGGCTGTTGCCGAGAAGGCCGACAAAGTGCGCCAGAATATCCTGATCGGCAGCGAAACTGGCAATACTGTATCTGTCTCTGACGCTTTTTCCGCTCCGCTGTGCGGGCTGACTGTCTACGGCAAAAGCACGCAGGACGGCACGCCCACGCCGGATGCACCTGTGCCTATCGTGAGCGCTGGTGACGGCGGGAGCGTGGCGGTGAAGGTGACGGGAAAGAACTTGCTGCAAGGCGTTCGCCGCGTACTATCACCTTCTGAAGTTATTGAAGGTGGCGTTAAAATCGTAAATTCCACGGGTGGAAACAGCCGTTTAGCGTTTTTTACGGCAGAGTTGAAGAAAGGCGCACAATATACCATCAGCTATAAAGAAAAATTAGTGCAAGGGGCAGATATCAGGGTGTCCGTTTACTTACCTGATATAAGACAGTTCGTTGCAAAAACCTTTATTCCCAAGCAGGATACAAACACTCTCGGAATATACCTAAACCCGAATGAAATTGGAACAGTCGAAGTTACAGACATTCAGCTCGAACTCGGCACAACTGCCACCGCATACTCCCCATACCGCGAACAGCTCCTCACCCTACCCACACCCAATGGCTTACCTGGCATTCCTGTCACGTCCGGCGGCAACTATACCGACCCGCAGGGTCAGCAATGGATTTGCGATGAGGTGGACTTGGAAAGAGGGGTGAAGGTGCAGAGGGTTGATAAAACCTGTTTTGACAACACAAAAACGCTTGCCGAACAAAACGCAATCCTTGCCACCCCCGTTGAAACCCCGCTCACCCCTGCCGAGATCGCCGCCTACAAAGCCCTCACCGCTTACGCGCCCGACATCGTGGTGCAAGCGAGCGACGGCGCGGGGTTGAAACTGGACTATCAAAGAGACGTGAACATCGCGATCAAAAATCTTGAGGACGCGATTGCGTCTATGACTACAACCTAAAGGAGGAAAAACGTATGGCAATCAAAAGCAAAGCCCGGCACGACCTGACCCTGCGCTCCATCAAGCGCGAGATCGCCGCCGGGCGAGATGTGGCCTATTGGCTGGATAAGGCATACACCCATCTTGACAATGGCCTGCTGAGTGAGGCAGACATTGAGGAGATTGAGATGCTGGCGCAGGCGTATTATGATGCGCTGGACGCGGAAAGCGCGAAAGAAGAGGCTGATGACGGCCTTTCAATCGTCTAAGGAGGCAAAACCATGATTATTCTTGGCATCATCGTCGGCGGCGCAATCATCTTCGCGGCTGGCTGCCTGGTTGGCCGCTTCATCCGCGCGGGAGGTGCGTGGGACGAATGAAAAGCAAAAAAGAATATGAAATGCAAAGAAAACAGGCGCGGAAATGGGCCATCGAGTACATTACTGACTACCTGTACAGCTGGGGCATCGAACCGACGGAAGAAAACATCCGAAAGTATGCTTTAGCCCGCAGACGGACGCTGAAACAGTTTCATCGGCTGCGAGGGCATTTGCTCGGATAAAAACGGAAAGGAGGAAAAGCCAATGATTAAAACAAGCGAGGCCATCCGCACGGCGTGGGCGCTGATCGGAACGCCTTACAGCGAGCTGGACTGCATCAACTTCATCAAGAAGGTCATCCGCACAGCGCCGGGCGGCGACAAGCGCTACACGACGGCTGGCACAAACGAGCTTTGGAACAGCTTTGACAGCGTGCCGAAGTATCGCCATTTGATCTGGCGGCAGACGGGGATTTCCGGCGCGAAGGCGGGCATGCTGGCATTCATGGGCGTGGGCACGGGCGACGTGAACCACACCGGGCTGGTGACGGAGCGCGGCACGGTGATCCACTCAAGCAAGAGCCGGGGAGGCGTGGTGGAAACTGAGCTGACGGAAAAGAACGGCTGGAACGGGCTTGGGGCGCATCGGATGATTGAGGTGGACTATTCGGAGGGAGGAAAAACGGAAGTGAGCGAAGCGGAAAAGATTTTTGGCAACGCAACGGTGAGCGTGACCAGCGGATATCTCAACATCCGTGAGGGCGCAAGCACGCGGTCAAAGGTCATCGCCAAGGCCGAGAACGGGACGCGGGTGAACGTGATCCGCGAGGCAGGCGGCACGGGCTGGGTCTTCGGTGCGCTGGAAAGTGGCGAGGCCGGGTACATGTCCAGCGAGTATCTGGTTGAGGATGCGTCGGGAAGCGGAGATCAGGACGAGACGGGCGGCGAAGCGCCGAACACGACGACCCTGCGCAGGAACGACGGCGTGTATATCACGCTGGCGGGAAAATGGACGATTGCGGAGGATTGACCGATGACTCTACAAAAGCTGCTGGACGGCTTGCAAGCGGCTGTCACGACGCACAGCACACTGACGCTCGTGCTGGTGTATATCACGCTCAACCTGATCGAGATTTCCCCGATCAAGGTGCATCCGCTGTCATGGATATTTCGCGGCTTGCGAAAGGCGCTCGTTGGCTCATTGGAGGAGCGCATGGGGCGGATTGAGGCAAAAAATGACCTTGAATTTGCTAAAATCTCACGCGCCCGCATCCAGCGGTTTTCCGACGAGTGTTATAACAGCGTCAAACACAGCAAAGAACACTTTGAACAAATCTTTGACGACGTGAAATCATATGAGGCGTATTGCAAAGCACACCCAGAGTTTGAAAACCACAAGACGGTTGAGGCCGTCGAAATCATCAAAAACGCTTATCACAAGTGTTTGCAGGAGCGTAAATTTTTATGACGTTGCCCGGTAAAGACCGGGCAGAAAGTGAGGCTATTTATGTCTAGTATCGACCTGACCCCCATCTTTCAGGCGCTGATCGTCCTCGTGGCCGCGCTGATTACGCGGTATGTCGTCCCGTGGATCAAGGCCAAGACGACGCTTGACCAGCAGCGCGAAATCCGCGACCTCGTGTCTATCCTTGTTTTCGCCGCCGAAAAGCTGTACACCGGCTCCGGGCGCGGTGAGGAAAAGCTGGCGTGGGTAAAGGAGCGGCTTGACGCGCACGGATATAAGTTAGATACAGATGAGCTTGTCGAGCTGGTGAACGCCGAGATTGCAAAGTTGGAGAGCACCGCGCCCGTAGTGGTCGAGGAGGCCAGCATGTAAAGGGAGGTGGTTTTCTGTGCGCCTTGATTTTGACAGGCGCACAAAAGAGGAAATCGCCCGCCGCTGCGGCTTTGACGAGCATGTCCGGCTGGGGCAGGTCTTTGACCTGCTCTGGCGCGGTTACAGCATCGTGCAGATCGGCATGACGCTGGGTATGTCGCCCGCAACCGTCAGCCGCAGCATTCGTGAGATTAAAAGACGGATGTCTGCATCTATATATACAGATGATAACACCCCTGCCTGATGGCAGGGGCTTTTTTTGATGCGAAAAAATAAATAAAAATAATTCACAAAACGCTTGACAAGTAAATTAAAATGATGTATAATATGACTGTAAAGAACAAGAGAACAATCCGAGACAGGAGGAAGAATCATGAAGAAGCTTAGAATGAAAGATGTCATCACCCGCGAAGGGTATGAGTGCCTGACCGCCGAGGAGCGCCGCGCGCAACTCAAAGTTGAGCAGGCCAAAGAATGCAGCGGCTGGCGCAATTACCTCAGCACGTGCGGCGCACTGCTCGACCGCATCCCTGACGAGTGGTGGAGCAAGTACAGCGCCGAGCACATCGGCGAGGTGATGCAGCTACTGAAAGCCGCCTATGATGACGGGCGGCAGTACCCGAGCCCGGACGAGTGGCAGCGCCGGAAGGACTAAAAAATGAAGTACTACATCGAGCTCACCGTGCGCTGCGAAGACCACCTGACGCGCCACATCAGCGAGGATTTTATCGACCTCAGTTGCCCCTGGGTTGATATCGCCCCTGCGCTCATGTCTGACGAGTGGGCGAAAGCCCGCCTCATCAGCGAGTATTGGCAGATTTTCGGCCCCGAAACGCCCGCCCCGCGTATGTGGTGGGAAACCGACAGCGGGAAAAGCGAGAACAACGAATATTATACGCTGCTCGTGTACCACGTTGAAGGGAACGAAGAAGACACAGATCGGATTGATTGGGATACCATCGTCGCAGGCGCGTCTATGGACGCTTGGGACATCTGGGAAGCAAAAAAGAAAGCGCCGAATGAAGACGATTGAACGGGAAAAAAAGAAAAGCAGGAGAGCGCTCTCCTGCTTCCCCTTTGTTTAGTAGCTTCGCTATTAAACAGGCTAATATTTCAATCCCACACGGAAGCATTGCTTCCGAGACGCCTGTATTATACAGTAATCAATGCAGATTTGTCAAGGAGGAGACGTAAAAAAATATGAATATCAAACAGCTGCGCGCCTTGCGCGGAATGAGTCAAAAAGAGCTTGCGGACAAGATGGGCGTATCGGCTCAGCAGCTTAACAACTACGAGAGCGGTGCGAGCAGCATCGGCCCCAAGATGACGCGCGCATTGGCGGACGCGCTGAACGTTTCGGCGGCCTATCTGCGGGGTGACGCGCAGCGGTTGGCCGTCTATGACTGGCAGACCGGACGCACAGAAGCGCTGCCCATCATGGCCGAGACGGTGATCGACGATTACGGGATATTTTATCTCGTCGAGCACCCGGACGCTGGAATGATGGCGGTGATCCAGTCTAATGGGGTGCAGTTCACGCTGGCGGACTGGCAGGGTGAGCAGCCGATGACCGTTGATGAGATCGGCGGCGCGCGCTGGGTAGATTCGCGCGGTGAAGACGCGATAATGTATAGGGGATTGCCACGCATCCTCGTTGGCGGCGAGTTTGGGAGGCGATGAGCGTGCCGCGAAAGCTTAACATGCAGGTTGGCGATGTGTTTGGCGATCTCAAGGTTTTGAGGGTCTGGCGACTGCCGGAGGCATCGTCTAAGACTCGATGCGATGCGGAGTGTCTGCGATGTGGCAGCGTTAAGTCGTACTACGCGAGCAACCTGATCTCTGGCAAGACGACATCGTGCGGATGCAAGGCGGTTGGGAAAATCGCAAAAACGTGCGTGATCTGCGGAAAGCCGTTTGACTCATACCGCTCGGACAACCGTGTGACCTGCTCGGATGCCTGCCGCCGTCTTCGGGCAGCGAAGTCGTCGCATGACAAGCCGCGCAAGTGGGGAGAAGACGCGAAAAGACGACGCGCAGAAAACCCCGACATTAAGGCGCGGATGGACGAGCTACAGCCGCGCGCTTTGCAAGCGGCGCTTGCAAAACCGGAGGGGCAGCGCGGACCGCAAAACCGCGAAAGCAAAATATGGGTGCTGGTCGATCCGAGTGGGAATCAAGTACCATGCACAAATCTGCTTGACTGGGCGCGGAATAATTACCGGCTCTTTGAGCCGCAGACGCCAGAGGACGAGCGAGACCTCGCCGCGGGTCGTATCTCACGGGGCTTTCAAAAAATCGCGGCGTGTATGCGTGGATCGCCGTCTTGTAAGAGGTCTGTACATCATTATAAGGATTGGGGGCTGCTGTCTCTGCCCATCACGCCAGCGCATAGGTACAAACCGGCTGATCCGGATCAATAGCGTTCATTCCCTGCCTTGCGCAGGGAGTTTTTTGACCTGAAAATAAATAAAAATAATTTGCAAAGTACTTGACAAGTAAATTAAAATGATGTATAATATGACCATAAAGAACAAGGAAACAACCCGAACCGACAGGAGGAAGAAACCATGAAAGAAAAGTACAAACAGCAGCTTTCCACCGCTGCGCGCGAAATCCTCGAACACTCCGGCCTGAGCTTTTGCCTTATGGATGGCGACAAGATGGCCGTATCTCCGCGCGCCAAGGCCATCAAACTGGTCAAGGCGCATCCCGCCGAGATACAGGAGATCAAGGCCGCGCTGATGGCCGAGGAAGCCGAAGAGCGCGAAACCGCCGAGCGCCGCCGGAATTTCCGCGCCGCGATTCCGGGGCTTAAAGAGCTTGAGGCGGCGAAAGCTGAGCAGGCGGCCTACCGCGAAGCGTTCGCGCGGGCTGTGGATAGCGGAAGCGGCATCTATCCCACCAAGCCCAAGAGCGATCCGGCAGAGCTGAGCGCGAGATACCCGATGGCGGCCGCGATGCTCCGCGCGGAAAGCTACTCCCGCGCGGCCAATTACCGCAAGGCCAGCGCAGGTAGAAAAGCCGTCGAGCGCATCCTTGATGGCGAGGATTGGAAAAAGGCCGTCAGCGACATGGAGGCCGAGTGGCACGAGGCAACAAGTGAACACATGTGGGACTGACAAAAAACCGATATAAAACTGACGTGCATCTGATAGGTGCACGTCCTTTTTTTATGCAAAAATGAGGGCAGAAGCAGGTGAGAGCGTGTTTGTTCCATTCAATCCGAACCCTTTTCGATCTCGTGTCGGCGACTGCGCGATTAGAGCCGTAAGCAAGGCCACAGGGCAAACATGGGAAAGCGTATTCGTCGCGCTTTGCCTTGACGGTTTCTGCGTTGGAGACATGCCAAACGCAAATCACGTCTGGGGCGCGTATCTTCGGCGCAAAGGCTTCAAGCGTCACAGCATCCCGGAGACGTGCCCGGACTGCTACACGGTTTCGGACTTCTGCCGAGATTTTCCGCGCGGCGTTTATGTTTTGGCGACAAATGGACACGTTCTCGCGATTGTGAACGGTGATTGGTATGACACATGGGACAGCGGCGGCGAAACGCCCCTTTACTACTGGGAGGGATGATTTATGGCTTATCCGATGCAAGGCTGGCAGCAGCCATACGGCGGATATTACCCGCCGATGCAAGATCAACTTGCGCAGCTCAGATCGCAACCATACATGCCACAACAGCCATCGCAGCAAGCGCCAGCTCAAAATAGTGGCGGAATTATCTGGGTTCAGGGCGAAGCGGCGGCGAAAAGCTACCCGGTCAGCCCCGGAAGCGGCGTTCTGCTGATGGATAGCGAATCTTTGACGTTTTACCTTAAATCTGCGGACGCAAGCGGTATGCCGTCGATGCGAATTTTTGACTACACCGAGAGGACAGCGCCTAGACAGTCCGAGCCTCCCGTACAATCAGCCGATTATGTGACCCGCGACGACTTCAACGCGCTCGTGGCGCGTGTCGATGCGATGACAAAAAAGCCGAACAGAAAAAAGGAGGATGCAGTCGATGAGCAACCCGCTGTTTAATGCGATGCAAGGCATGTCTGGGAATCTGCCCGGACAGATGGGACAGTTTCAGCGAATGGCGCAGGAGTTCAAGCAGTTCAAAGCTGGATTTAACGGCGATCCGCAGCAAGAGGTTCAGCGCTTGCTCAACAGCGGCAAGATGACGCAGCAGCAGTTTAATCAGCTCTACGGCATCGCCCGCCAGTTTCAAAGCCTCTTTGAAGGTCTCTAACGGCTAAATCCGTGCGCACGGTTAGCGATAAAAACGAAAGGACGTGTGAAAATGTCTTTGACAACCTCTGAAATGACCCCCGCCGATATCGCGGCGGTAACGGGCGGAAATCGCAACAACGGCGGCATGTTTGGAGACGGGAACGGCGCGTGGTGGATCATCGTTCTATTCCTCTTCATGTTCTGCGGCTGGGGCGGCATGGGCTGGGGCGGCGGCTTCGGCAACAACGGCGCTAATTCGCCGGGCTTCCAGGGCTACGCGACCCGCGCGGACATCAACGAAGGCTTTGCCATCAACGGCATTGACAACGGCATCCGCGCCATTCAGAACGGGCTTTGTGACAGCACCTACGCTATCACAAACGCCGTCAACGGCGGTTTCAGCGCGGCGGAGCTTTCCCGCGCAAACCAGCAGGCGGCGCTCATGCAGCAGCTCTTCGCAATGCAGATGCAGCAGGCGAACTGCTGCTGCGAGACGCGCGAAGCGATTCAGGGCGTGAATTACAACCTCGCTACTCAGGCTTGCGACACGCGCAACCAGATGCAGCAGGGCTTCTGCGCCATCCAGAACACGCTTAACAGCAACACCCGCGACGTGATCGACAACCAGAACGCCAATAGCCGCGCGATTCTCGACTTCCTGACGCAGGACAAGATCGCGACGTTGCAGGCGGAAAACACCGATCTTCGCCGCGCCGCGTCGCAGGAGCGTCAGTCGGCGCTTCTGACCACGGAGATGGGAGCACAGACTGCGCATATCATCAACGCGCTGCGTCAGCCCGTCGCCGTTCCTGCGTATCAGGTGCCGAACCCCTACACGGGCGGTTACGGTTACGGCTGCGCTGCTAACGCCGGTTGTGGCTGCTAAAATCGCATAAGAGATGCAACTGCTCGGCGTGACCGAGCTGTTCAGCCCTGAGCTGATTCTGCAACGACGGCGGGGCGAATGTGTCCCGCCGTTTCTTATGAAAGGAGAAATTTATGGCTGAGTATACCAACGCCAGCACGGCACTTGTCGCGGCTGGCCAGAATCTACCGCTGACCGAAACGCCGATTTGCGGCTCTCCGTGTATCGTCCATCGAGAGGGCGCGGGAATCGTAACACTTCGCGGCCTGACGAACCAGTGCCGAGCGCGGTACTTTGTGGACTTCGCCGGGAACATTGCCATTCCGACTGGCGGAACGGTTGAAGCGATCTCCGTTGCGCTGACGATAAACAGCGAGCCGCTGAATAGCGCCGTCGCTATCGTCACTCCTGCGGCGGTCGAGAACTATTTCAATGTTTCCGTCTCTGCGTTTGTTGACGTGCCGCGTGGATGCTGCGTAACCGTCGCGCTGAAAAACATCAGTGCGCAAGCGATTGACGTTGCCAACGCAAACCTGATCGTCACGCGGCAGGCGTGAGAAAGGAGCAAAAAATGAGCATGAAAGCGATGCGCGACTTGCGCGATATGCTTTGCGATGAGCTGGACAAAATCGCCGCCAAGCGCGACATGAACCCCGGCGACCTCGAAACCGTCCACAAGCTGACCGACACCATCAAGAATATTGACAAAATCGAAATCCTTGAGGACGAAGGGTACAGCAACAGCGCGGAGTGGCGCGCTGACGTGCGCGGAAGCTATGGACGCAACGACAGACGCGGCGAGCATTACGTGCGCGGACATTACAGCCGCGACGACGGGCGCGAAAGCATGATGCGCAAGATGGAAGAGATCATGCGCGACGCGACCGGAGAACAGCGCGAAATCATCCGCCGCGCAATGGACGAGCTGCGCAACGCCTGACGGGCGGTGAACGGCATTGATCGACCTGAAAGAGATCGACGAAACCATCACCAAGATCAAGCGTGAAGGGACGAGCGTGAAAGACGCTGAACGTCTGGCGGTGCTGTACGGCCTCCGGGCGCACATGGCAAGCGAATCTGTGCAGGATGTAAGGGAAGCGCCCGTTTCGGCGTACTCGATGGCGGCAGAGCCGGAAAGCGAGTTCCGCACTGCTTGTGCAGGCTTGTCATCTGCTGAGCTTATTGATGCGCTGGAAGACACGATTCAGGGATTGCAGATCGTTGCGCCGAAGGCATACGCGGCGGCAATCCGAAAGCTGAAAACGTGCCCAGCGTGAAGAAAGAGGTCGGGGGTAAATCCTCGGCCTCTTTGCGTGTGAATTATCGTGTGAAATGATTTTGAAAATGGTTGCACTCTTGCGGGAAAGAAATACACGAAACGAGTAAAATTTTACACTAGAAAAACCAGAACACAAAAGAAAAAATCCAGAAACCTTTGTGGCTTCTGGATTTCACACGTGGTGCCGGTGGCGGGGGTCGAACCCGACGAACCAGCATAAAAAATCAAAGAATACAAAGATTTTTGACTTGACGTGTGAATTATCGTGTGAAATGATGCTCGAAAACGGCTATTTTTTAGCCGAAACAGACCCGTACAAGGCCGCTGTTCCAGCCGCCATTTTGGCGTTGATTTCGTCCTGCCGTTCGCGGAAAAGCTCGACGTACACCTGATGGGAGAAAGCGGATGTAGAATGACCCATGACGCGGGCAAGCTCTTCCTCGGACGCGCCGGAGTATGCGACCGACGTTGCGAAGAAGTGGCGCAGATCGTAAAAGCGCATGGTTTCCGGTAGCCCTAAGTCTTTGCGCGTGATATCCCATCTGTAAATAACACGGCTGGGCTTCATCTGAAAAACCTGTTCGTTGTCTTTTCCTCGTGGCTTTGCGTCGTAAAGGTTCTCAAAGAAAGACCAGTCAACGCGCAGGACACGCTCTCCCGCGTCGCTTTTCGTCCCTTTGGGTTGAAATCCCTTTTCGCCGCGCACGATTGCCTTGTCAATGTTGATCGTTCCGATTTTGTATGTCCTGCCGCTCGAATCCAGCGCGTCAATAGGGGATGCAGACAAATCCCCCCACGTCAGAGCGTAAGCCTCAGAGGGGCGCAAGCCGGCGCTGATGATGAAGCAGCAGTAGAGGAAAAAATCCGTCTCCCAGCGTTCCGCGACATAGCGGAGAACGTCGCCCGCCCACTTTTCGGAAAAGAGCTGCTTTTTCTTTCGCTTGAGCTTTGCGAGGACAATTCCGTTTAGCTGTAGATCGGGGACGTTCTTCTCCAAAATCGTCTTGAGGAAGAAATAATCATTTCTGACCGTCTTCGGCGTGTGTTCCCGCGCCCGGTCGTCAAGTGCCTTTTGCACATCACGGGGCGTGATTTGATCGAGCTTCACATTGACCAGCGACGGGAAGCTGTTCTTTCGGATGGTGACATATCCTCTCAGTGTAGACGGCGAATAGCCTTGCACCCGGCAGGTGTCTATAAACTCGTCCATCGCCTGACCGAGCGTCAACGTTTGTTTCTTCTTCCGCTTGTGATCGGCGGCGGCGACGGCGGCAAGGCGTTCAGATTCGCGGGCGGTCGATGCGGTGAAGGATTCGACGATTGGCTTTCCTGCTGCATCCCTGCCGAGGTAAACCTGTGTTCGCCAGTTCCCTGACGGAAGTTTCTTTGCCTTTGCCATAAAAAATCCCCCTTTTGATAATTTTATGATAATTTTTTGATAGTATATTCGGCAGACGGCTGAATATACTAAAAGCAGAAAGGCGGTGAACGCATGAAAGATGTGAATCGTATGTTTGCGTTGCGTCTCCCGGAGGTCATGCTTGAGGAGAACGAAATGCACGCGGATGAAAACACAATCGTGCTTGCAATCGTGGAGAATCTGCGAGCTTGCTTGAAGGGACTCCCGGAAGAACTTACGCACGAGCAAAAGAAGATGGCTTTTAACAGAGCGATCGAATGCTTTAAGGCAGAGAATTGTTTTGGCAATTCGTTGTCTCTTGAGGATTACGGCATCGCATTCACGCACCCACCGGTACCATATTGCCCCACGAAAGGCTAAAACGAAAAGACGCGCCCATCAGGACGCGCCTTTTTTGTCGCTCAGCGCGACCTGATGTTTTGTCGACGTCGGCAAAACATCGCTTGTTTTTATTTCAAGCGATTAGTAGCGGATTTTTGAGTAGTATTCTAGCGACAGACCGTCGCGGATGATCGGATTGATGCCGAAGGAAACGGCGATCCCCGGAAGCATATCGGAAGAAAAATTCTCCCAGTTCACCTTTGCGGCCTCGCTGGCCTTGACGCGAATATCGACAGCGTGACCGTCGCTCTCGTTTCCGTACTTATCTATATATGTCGTCCATCCGATGACAAGCAGAGAACCGTATTCGATCTTTCCTTCCTTCGCCGCTTCCGACATATATCGGTTCATTTTTGCCGCTCTGGAAAGAAACGCGCTTACGCGGGAATCATTCTTCGTTCCGTCTGGAAATTCGACGTTCACCGTAACCATCGGCGCGGTTTCTCCGTCAACCTGTTCGCACGTCACGGATATCAGCGACGAAATGCCGCTGTCAATGGGGAAGAATACACGCTCCGCGATGGATTCAGCCCAGCCTTGCAAGGTATCAGGCTCAGGCGTTGCCGTCGGCTTCGGCGTATTTGTTGGCTTTGGAGTGTTTGTCGGCTTCGGCGTTTTTGTCGGCTTTGGCGTTTTCGTTGGCGCTGGGGTTTTCTCTTCGCTGGTCGTCTGCTCAACTTGCGCATTCGGTTCATCCCGCGCTGCTGTGTCTTCGCTGCTGCGCTTGTTTACTGTACCAATGAACGCCAAAATGACGATTGCAACGCAAAAATAGGAAAACGCTTTGAAAATACGGGATAAACAGCCTGCTTTCTTTTTTTCTTTCTTAACCAATTTTAGCCCTTCTTTCGTCCTTACGTTTGCTTATTCAATCGCAGATTCCTTGACCGTTATGTTGATTTTATATTGTTTGCTGTTATCAATGGTATATACGATAGCGCCTTTCCCCTCACTGACGGGCGTGATGTGATAGGCTTCGCATATTCCATACTTGCGCTCGTTTATGCTGTCATAAGTAAAACACTGATCCCCCTGTGTGCTGACGATGCAAAAATGTGAGCCACTATTTGCGTCGAGGAGCATATACAAATCTTCACCATTGGGCGAATCTATGACGATATCCTTAGAGCTGAAATAGGTATCGGGCGCAGACAATGATATCTTGATCGTTTCCCCTTTGCCGTCCTTCGGTACGCCCGTCAACGTGCCTTTCCCCAGAAACAGGGAGAACACGCCGTCCTCCGTGACGTGCAAGGCTTCCGCGCTTGAACTCCAATCGTAACTTTGAGGATCAGGAACATCGACAGCATAGAGAGCGGTGGCGGCGACATCCGCTTTTTTACAGTCAGCCGAGAACGGGATGCAATCCTTCGGGTCGATCTCGTTCTCAGCCGTTACGTGCACGGGAAGAAGAGCAAACATCAGAGCCAACAGAGCAACGATTCTTTTCATCTTCTTAACCTCTTTTCATATTCTTTTCGCTTTCCGGCGGGAATATAATGTAAGCAATGGAGGGAACGCTGATGATAATTATTATAGTTTTATCTCAGCCGCGCAGGCCGCTTGAAATGCCGCCGCCGGAGAGGGTAAGCAACAAGCCGAGTTGAACCACCAAGTGGCGCTCAGTGAGCGACTAAAATCTACGAGGTGAATCAAAATGACTGAAAAAGAAATCCGTGAGATGATTGCAGACTTGACCGAGGAAGAGAAAAAGGAACTTCTCGAATGGATACGATCAACGTTCCACAAAAAGCCCGATTAAAAAGGGGGACGGCTCGCCGAAAGGCGAGCTTATTTTTTTCTTCTTGCCTTTATCCCGCTCACATACCCCTCGACAAGCGTTTTTTCTTCTTCTGTCAGACTTAAAATGTCGGCTACGAGTTTATCGTCCGTTTTCTTTTCCTTCGATTCGTCCGTCTTCCGGCCAAGCAAAAAATCAATGGAAACGTCAAAGTAGTCGGCCATTTTATACATCATGTTGATATCGGGTTGCGCCTTGTTATTTTCGTAAAGACTGATCGCGGATTCTGAAACGCCCATCATTTCACCGAACTGCTTCATGGTCAGATCACGCGATTTCCGAAGTTTTCTTATGTTGTTTTCCAACTGCGTCAACTCCTTTTTTCTATATTATACGCTTGAAAATTTCTCAAGTAAACAGACTTGAAAAAAACTCAAGAAATTTTGACAAAACACTTGAAAGAAACTCAAGAATGTGCTATACTTGAGCAAAGTTAAAGAAAAGGAGGCATGAGCTTGAGTTTGAAGCAAGTCCTTGACAAGTACAGCTTGTCTCAAAAGGATTTGGCGCAAATGCTGGGACTAACCGAATCCGCCGTCAGCCGAATTATTTCTGGCGATGTTGGCTTGAAGATCAAGCACGCAAAAGTAATTGGCAAGAAACTAGGGTTTAGATGGGAAACATTATACTCTGACAAGGAGGTTTGACCATGAAAAAGCGCCAGCGGAATTGGGACGCGGAAGACGATCTCTTCCGGCGGCAGGTTGGTCAGCTCTGCGGCGTGTCCGGCATGAGCAAGGCCGAGCTGGCGCTGAACCTCGGCGTCTCCACAAAGACGTTGTACAACCGGATCAACCACCCGGAAACGCTGACCAAGCTGGAAGAACGCAGGCTCTACGAGCTGATGCAAGCCGAAGGGCTTGAGTATCAAGCAGGGTTTAACGGCGTGGAACTGCCGCGCCTGAGAATCGCAAGGTAAGCACAGGCATGGTCATGCTATTCCTCGCGACGGTGGAGCTATGCCCTGTCCAGCACAGCAAAGGCAACGCTGAGTACTGCAAAGTCGAGCAAGGCTGCGGCAAGGCACAGTTGAGCGAAGCTGCGGCAAAGCAATGAAAACCAGCGCAAAGGTGAAGCACGGCAGGGCTGGGTAGTGTTTGGCAGCGGCAATGCGCTCCAATGCTCAGTTAAGCTATGGCGTAGCATGGCAGTCCAATGCAACGGTGTAGCAATGTTTCGTTACGCCCCGCGCGGGCAAAGCAATCGAAAACTGAATATTAAAAAACGAAAAGGAGAGTATCAAATGATTCAACTCGATAGACGGACATATCGTCTGCACGGCATGACGCGCATTCTCGGCGCACAAGCGGCGAACCCGAAGGTTCACAGCGAGTTCATCGCCGCAAAAGCCGCGAAACAGGCGAAGGGCGAAGAACAGACGGCAATGCTGCCGGAGGAAAATCTTGAAACCAAGGGCTTGACGGTCTTCCTGCGGGACGACGGCGTGCTGTGTCTGGCGGATTACGTCATTAAGGGCTTCCTCAAAGAGGCGCTGGGCGTACTCAAGAGCCAAATAAAGATCGGCAGTCCAACCTCGAAGGTGGACAACCTGATTCTGGTTGAGCCGGATTACATCCACTTCACGCGCGGCGGCAAGCCGGTAACGGAGGCGGACGAAATCTTTGAAAGGCCGCTGCGGGCAATGACGATGCAAGGTCCGCGCGTCAGTGTATCGGCAAGCGAGATCATCCGTCCGGATTGGGAGCTGGAGTTCACGCTGACGCTGGTTGACAACGAGAAGACCGCAAAGAGCGTTGCCCTGACGTGGAATGTCATTGAAGAAGCGCTGAACTATGGCGTGATTAAGGGCTTGGGACAGTGGCGGAACGGACAGAATGGGCGGTTCGCGTGGGAAATCGTGGAATAAAAAAGAACCGCCCGTGCAGCAACACGAGCGGAAGCCAATGGAAAATTTAAACCATGGCTATTATAGCATGGAAAGGATGAAATATCAATGCTTAAAGCGCAATTTATCGGATTTTTCGCCCGGCTGCTTGAAGGGCTGGGCATGGTGCTTGCGTATGCGCTGGCGGTGGCGTTTGCTGGAGCGGTGCTGCTGCTGGTGTGGTACATCCTCGCGGAAATGGACAAGGAGGGAAAGAAGAATGGATGAGAAAACGGCATTGGAGGCGCTGAAAGAGACGGAGAATCTGCTGCACAAATTCGGGTATTTGGCGCTTCCCCTCATTATGATTGAGGAATATATCAAGAACCTGAACCAGCGAATCAAGGAGCTTGAAGATGCGAAGTGAGCTGTTGGAGCTTGAGCGGCAGGAGGCCGCCGAGCAAATGGGTTATGACGCATGGGCAGCGATGCAAGCACGCAAGGTAGACGCTTTTCGCCGGACGCAGATCATCGAAGAACAGGAAAGAGAGGTAAACCCGAATGAGCGGATTGAGCTTGTACCAGATCGACGCGAGTATTGAGAGCATCCTTAACGGTTTTGAGCTGGTGGACACGGAAACGGGCGAGATCATCGGCGCGGAAGCGCTGGATGCGCTGCAAATGGCGCGTGAGGAGAAGATCGAGAACACCGGGCTTTACATCAAGAGGCAGACAGCCTTGATCGACGCGATGAAGAACGAGGAGAAATCCATTTCCGAGCGCCGGAAGGTGTATGAAGGGCAGCTTGAAAAGCTGAAGGCGTATCTGAGCCAGTCGCTTGGCGGCGAAAAGTTTGAGACGGCCAAGGTAAATATCTTCTTTAAAAAAAATCCGCCTGCGGCAGAAATCACCGATGCAAGCAAGCTGACCAGCGAGTACATGCGCGAGATTCCGGCCAAGTACGAGCCGGATAAGACCAAGATCAAAGAAGCCTTGAAGGCTGGAAAGGCTGTCGAGGGCGCAGAGCTGAGACAGACGGTGAGCATCTATGTCAAATGAGCAAATGGCGCTGTACATGGCTTATACAGACGAGGAGTGGTCTCCTCGTCTTACAACAGGCAAGGCGCCGAATTGGAACACCGAGCAAGACGATGATGATAACCCCTGTTGGGACATGATGGATAGGGAGTGATGAAGATGGCAGAAACACCAAAGATATTTAGCACGATCAATTCCGTTATGAGCGAACTCGGCGCGATTGCAAAGAATAAGCGAAATCAGCAGCAAGGTTTTAGCTATCGCGGTGTTGACGACGTGATGAACGCACTTAACCCGCTGATGGTCAAGCACAAACTCTTCTGCGTCCCGAAGGTTTTGAGAAATGAGCGCGAGGAACGACAGACTTCCAGAGGGTCGAACCTCCTTTACAGCATTGTCACCATGGAGTACACGCTTTATGCGGAAGACGGCAGCAGCGTCAGCGCGGTTGTGATCGGCGAGGGAATGGATAGTGGAGACAAGGCCACAAACAAGGCAATGGCAATCGCTTATAAGTACGCCATGTTCCAGATTTTCAGCATCCCGACAGAGGAGACAGCGCCGGACGCTGACAAAGATACACCAGAGGAGACAGCACCGAAGCAGAAGCAACCTCCAAAATGTGAACGATGCGGAAAAGCGATAAGCGGGGAGCAGATCAACGGAAAATGGGTTGATGCTGGGGCCGTTGCAGCGACGACACAAAAGAAAACCGGAAAATGCCTTTGCTATGACTGCTACGAATCGGGTGAATATTGATGGAAATAGCGCCGGGGAAGATCGTTGACGTTGTTGATGGCGGCTTGGTGGTCTTCGTGCCATACGGCGATATGGAGAAGATCATCAAGCGCCAATACAACGAGGTACAGGTTGGTTTGCCGGACGGGCGAAGAATCAGCCCGGAGCAGCGCCGAAAGGCTTACGCGCTGATGGGCGAGATCGCGGAGGCGGTCGGCTATGAAAAAGACGAAATCAAGGACGTAATGAAGCATGATTTCGTTTCCAATCACCTCCAACAGCTCGAAAAAGAGCTGTTCAGCCTGTCAGACTGCGACGTGACGACGGCGAAGGAGTATATCAGCTATTTAATTGATTTCATCCTCAGAAACGACATCCCGACGCATGTACCGCTGATCGAGCTGGCGGACGACATCGACCGATACGTGTACGCTTGCCTGATGCGGAAAAAGTGCTGCATCTGCGGCCAGAAGGCGGATTTCCACCACGTGGACGCGGTCGGCATGGGAAACGACAGGGACGAGGTGCAGCACATCGGGCGGAAATGCTTGCCACTGTGCCGCGCTCATCACGTCGAAATCCACACGATAGGCACAACAGAGTTTTGCAACAGATACCACATACGCCCGCAAATCTGCGATGAGAAAATCGCCAAGGTTTACAGGCTCAGAAGCAAGGGCTAAACCCTTGCGCATGGTGCGCAGCTCAGGAGAGCAGCTTCAAGGCGGCAAGCAGCGCCAAGAAGAAGGGGCGGGTCGATACCGCCGCGCGCCGAGCAGAAGAAGTTTTGGTAAGTCAAGCACAAAGGAACTGCTTGAAACGGTGAGAGCTCCAACAGAAGGGAGGATGGCGGAGCAAGGGCAAATTATGATCATACTGGCTGCTCGGAAAGACGGGCACCGTACATTTCATTTCTGGTGCTTCGGAAAGACGAAGAACGTGTCCTTTAGCATCGGCAGATCGGAAAGACGATCAACAAAATTGACAGCCGGAGAGACGGCAGAAAGACAAAACTGTTTTTCACATCTGACGGCGGGAAAGACCGCACACCATTTTTTCTGGCAGCCGGAAAGACGGCAAATAAAAGACGTTTCACAGACAGCCTAGCCGCCGGGGCAAAACGGCGGCACTCATGGCAAGCATGGAAGGCATCGCGCGGGTGCAACACCCTCCCTATTCGTCAAGGCTTCTTCTTGTTCTTCCCTCCTCACACAGATTGACGCGAAGCACCTTGCCCACGCGCCCGGTTCAATTCCGGGGCTTGCCACCATTTACTTTAAGTAGAAAGGGGAAAAAGAATGCTGGATTATCTGAAGGTTTTCCCGGACATCGAAGTCCTTCTCAAACGATATGATGACGCACAGCGCGGACGGCTTTTTATGGCCATGATGGCCTATGCCTACCGTGGCGAGTTGCCGACGTTTGGTGAGAACGCGCCGGAATGGTATGTCTGGGATACGCTTCAATTCAAAATCGACCAGTGCGCTGAATCCTTGGAAGCAAAGAAAGCAAGCGGGAAGAAAGGCGGAAGCGCCAAGCAACCGGAAGCAGACGAAAGCAACGTCAAGCAAACGGAAGCAAACGCAAGCACATTGAAGCAAAGCCAAGCAAATCCAAGCAAAGCCAAGCAACCGGAAGCAGACGAAAGCAACGTCAAGCAAAACGCGTATATACAAGAACAAGAACAAGTAAAAGAACAAGAAAAGAATATTGGTGGTGGTTACGTAACCCCAAACCCCTACGACGACGTGACGGACGACGAACCGCGACGAATGCGGGAAGAACAGGCAGACGTGGAGGCTGCTGCAAAGCGCATGGGTTTACCCGCCAGTGCTTCGGGCGACTTTGACGCGATGGACAGACTCAGGGATGATTACGGAGCTGAAAATCTGCTGAAAGCTATAAACAAAACTCAAGGAGCGACAGAAAAAAGCCGATGTTGGCGGTATGTCGAGGGCATTCTTCGCAAGGAGAAAGAGCGAGGATACACGTGGGCGGAAAAGCCGCCTGACAGCGTGGGAGGAATGAGCTATGGACGATCCGTACCAAAGTCTCACCAAAGAGATCTCTGAGCGCGAATTCTGCGGCGCAATCATCAAGGGCGATGCAAAGGCAAGCGATTCCGGGCTTAAAGCCGAATGGTTCACAATCCCGTTCTGCCGCCGAATTTTTGAGGCCGCGCTTGCGCTTGAGAAGCAAGGTCGTCCATGCGATATCCCGACACTTGAAGGCGTGATTTCTGACGACGACCTTGAACAGGCTATCGTCGTCGCCACGGAAACCGTCACAACGGCGCTTGCCGAACAGCAGGCGCGGAATATCCGGGAAGCAGCAATGCGAAAAGCGCTTATCAAGACGTGCCTGGATACAGTCAAGAGCGCGAACGATGGCGAGATATCCACGTCGGAGTTGCTCAACGGCGCGGTGGTGCGTCTAAACGAGTTGGGCAGACAAACAGACGACGGCGACATTATCAGCGGCACAGACGCGCTTTGCGGCTTTTATACACGGCTCACGAGCGGAGCGGTCGAGCCGGTCGCAAAGACAGGGTTTCCGAAGCTCGATCAATCCTTGCTGATTGCGGGAGGGAAGCTGATTGTTGTCGGCGCACGGCCTTCCGTCGGCAAGTCTGCGCTCCTGCTGCATATGGCCGTTCGAGCGCTGGACGCAGGCAGAAAAATCCTGTTGGTATCTTGCGAGATGGGCGCGGACGAGGTCGTCGGGCGTGTTGTGGCGCAGAAAAGCGGCGTCTCGGTGGACAAAATCGAACGCCACGACCTGACAGAAGACGAGATCATCAAAGTCGCTGACAGCTTTGCGGAAATCCCGTCAGAGAGGTTCTGCATCAGCGAACGGGCGCGAACCGTGCAGGATATCCGCCGAATGGCGCTGCGGACACGGGCACATGGCGGTCTGGATTTGATCGTGGTCGATTACTTGCAGTTGCTCGACGCAGGGCAGAAGACAAGCACCAGATCGGAAGCAGTCGGTGTTGTCACGCGGGGATTAAAGGCGCTTGCGATGGAGCTAAAAATCCCGGTTTTGACCGCTTCGCAGCTCAACCGCGCGAGCGAGCGGAACGATGAGCCGAAACTGTCAGACCTCCGCGAATCCGGCAGCATCGAGCAGGACGCAGACGCGGTACTCCTGCTGCATGCGCCGAACGACAAGGACGACCCGGAAAGGAAGCTGTTTCTGGACAAAAATCGGGGCGGTCGATGCGGAAGGATTACGCTGTATTTTGACGGCGCGACCATGAGATTTTCAGAAATGCAATGACGGAGGAACAGACCATGAACGATGTGACGATTTTCCGCAAGGATGAGTTCGGCACGGTGCGAGTGCTGGAGGAGGACGGAAGGACGCTATTTTGCGGCTCGGATGTGGCCAAGGCGCTGGGATATGCACGGCCTAATGATGCGATTGCCGCGCATTGCAGGGCTACGGTGAAACACAGTACCCCTATCAGCGGCAAGATGCAGGAAATCAATTTCATCCCAGAGGGCGACGTTTATCGCCTTATCACCCACAGCAAGCTCCCGGAAGCGGAGAAATTTGAGAGCTGGGTGTTTGACGAGGTCATCCCGAGCATCCGCAAGACCGGTGGCTACATTGCCGGTCAGGAGATGATGGACGACGACCAGCTCTTAGCCAACGCTCTGATGGTTGCATAGCGCAAGATTGCCGAGCGGAACAAACAGCTCGAAGCGGCGAACGCGAAGATTCAGGCCGACGCTCCGAAGGTGCTGTTCGCCGAGACGGTGGAGAAGGCGGAAGGGGATATTCTCGTCCGGCAGCTCGCGAAGCTGATGGTGCAGAGGGGATACGACACCGGGGAAAAGAGGCTGTACGATCTGCTGCGGCGCGACGGCTTTGTGATTAAGGCCAACGCCAAAGACCAGAACGCACCGACACAGAGAAGCGTGGACATGGGGCTGATGCGGAGCATCGAGCGGACGGTCAGCAGCGCAGAAAAGACGTTTATCAGCTCGACGACCGTCATCACGCCGAAGGGACAGATTTACTTTTTGAATAAATATGCGCCCGAAAAGCCGGAGAAAAAGCGGCCGCCTGTTCAGGAGGCGATGACGCTATGCTGACGGAGGAAAAGCATGAAAAAGCAAGTGCCGACTGAATCCGAAGAGCAGCAGACCCTCTTTCACTGGGCAGCGATGCAATGCGGGAAGTACCCGGAATTGGCGCTGATGTTCCACATCCCCAACGAGGGGAAGCGAAGCTGGATGACGGGCGGCAGGATGAAGGCCGAAGGGCTGAAAAGCGGAGTGCCTGACATCTTCCTACCCGTCCCGCGCGGAGAGTTTCACGGGCTTTTCGTCGAGATGAAGCGCACGAAGGGCGGAACGGTCAGCGATTGCCAAAAGCTATGGCTGCATGACTTGCAAAAACAAGGCTATTGCGCGGCGGTGTGCCGGGGATGGTGCGAAGCTGCGGAATGCATAAAAAAATACTTGGAGGGAAAAGCATGAACAAGGTTTTTCTGATCGGCAATCTGACCCGCGACCCGGAAATGCGATCCACGCAGTCCGGCGTTGCGGTTTGTAACTTCTCGATTGCGGTCAATCGGCGCTTTAAAAACGCGAGCGGCGAACAGGAAACGGATTTTCTGAACATCGTCGCGTGGCGGCAGTTGGCCGAGCTGTGCGGCAAGTATCTTGCCAAAGGGCGCAAGGTTGCCGTGACGGGAAGCATCCAGACCCGAACCTACGAGGCGAAGGACGGAAGCAAGCGGACGGCGTGGGATATCGTCGCCGACGAGGTGGAGTTCCTGGCGCCGCAGAATCAGCAGAGCAGCACGCAGAGCGCGCCGGGGGCATACACGACGGCGGCGAGCAAAGACAGCGGGACGGCCTATGCGCCGCAACCGCACAATGATTTTGGCGGGTTCACGCAGGTGGACGATGAAGAACTGCCGTTTTGAGGGAGGTTTAGACGTGAATAGCTGTTTATTTTCAAGCGCATCCGTCGAGTGGGCAACGCCGCAGGCTCTTTTTGACGAGCTGGACGCGGAGTTCCATTTCAACCTTGACCCGTGCTGCACACACGAGAACGCGAAATGCGCGGAGCACTTCACCAAGGTAGAGGACGGGCTTTCCCAAAATTGGGGGGGCAAAAGGGTGTTTTGCAATCCACCCTACGGGCGAGAACTTCCGAAGTGGATCAAGAAAGCGCATGACGAGGCAGAGAATGGCGCGCTGGTGGTGATGCTCATTCCCGCGAGAACAGACACGCGAGCCTTTCACGGCTACATTTATCATCAGGCGGAAATTAGGTTTTTGAAAGGGCGGATCAAGTTTGGCGATGCGAAAACCTCTGCGCCTTTTCCGTCGATGGTGGTTATTTTTAGAGGAGGGTCGAGAGATGAACGATTTGAACGAATTGCGGAATGAAATCTACGATGACGCGGTGAAACATGGGCTGTGGGATGAAGCACATATTTGGAAGCTGATAGCAACAAATGAGGATTTCAGAAAAAGCGGCATAGCTGACGTGATTACTTACGCAAACAACGACGAAACTAGAAAGAACGCGATTGCTACTTTGTTCGTTTCGATGGAAATTCGCGAACTTATCTTTGCGACGGAAGACACAGATCACTTCGTCGAGGAGCTGGCGGACGTTATCATCACGGCGCTGTCTGCCGCCGGGTATCTGGGCATCGACATTGACAAGGCGGTGCGGGAGAAGATGGAGATCATCCGAGGGAGAGAGTGGAGGCACGGGAAATGACGCTGGGTAGCCTGTTTGACGGCTCTGGCACTTGCCCGCTGGCGGCGACACTTTGCGGCATTACGCCTGTCTGGGCAAGCGAGATCGAGCCGTACCCCATCCGGGTGACGAGAAAGAACTTCCCCGGCATGCGCCACCTCGGCGACATCACGAAGATCAGCGGCGCGGAAATTGAGCCAGTGGATATCGTCACCTTCGGCAGCCCCTGTCAGGATTTGAGCGAGGCAGGGGCGCAGAAGGGGCTTGTGGAGGGCGAACGGAGCGTCCTGTTTTTTGATGCAATACGAATCATATGCGAAATGAAGGAGGCCACGAATGGAAAATATCCAAGATACGCCGTCTGGGAGAACGTGCCGGGCGCGTTTTCAAGCAATCAGGGACGGGACTTCCTCGAAGTTTTGCGAGCGTTTGCCGAGGCCGCAGGCGGAGGCAGAGCTGATGTGCCTGAACTTGCACGGAGGGGAAAGACAGACAAGCTTGTTTGGCGAAACGCCGGATGTATCGTGGGAGACGGTTACTCGATTGCCTGGCGCGTGCTGGACGCCCAATACTGGGGCGTGCCCCAAAGACGCAAAAGAATCTTCCTTGTCTGCGATTTTGCAGGCGGACGCGCCGGAGAAATACTCTTTAAGCGCGATGGCCTGCTTGGGGATTTTAAAGCGTGCGGAGAAGCGCGGCAAGAAGATTCCGGCGATGCTGTGGGAAGCGCTGGTGGAGACTGTCGAGCGTTCCATCTGCAACAAGACCCAATCTCTGGAAGAGTAAGTCCCTGTATCGGCGCGCAGCGTCAGGCGACGGTCGGCGTGGTTTACGACATCACGGGCGCGACAAGCAACAGCATGAAAAGCCCGGCGCCGGACAGCTGCTTCCGCGAGCGCGATGTGACGCGGACGCTCGACACATGGGTTGACACGCCGGAATGCAATCAGGGCGGAAACGTGGTGGTTTGCGCGGCGGACTGCCGAAACCTGCGGCTGACCGAGGAAATCAGCGGGACGCTGCAAGCCAAAGAAAACGGCGGGTACAGCTTAAATTATCAAAACCCGGTCGTATATCAAAACCCAAAGCGCGGCGAGTACGTGGAAAGCGAAATCGGGTCAACGCTGCTTGCGCACTTAGCCGTCGAGCCAAGGGACATCGTTGCATATGATGCAGGAGGGAACGGCGATGGGGAAATTGTGCCGACGCTGACAGGAGACCACGAAAGCCGGGTGACGGACTATACGGCTCTCGTTGTGGGCAACGGCCAGTTAAACCAGATGAGCATGAGCGACAAGGCGGGCGCGCTGAACTGTATGCACGACCAGCAGGCGGTGTTGCTCAAAAGATTATGGCACTACATCGTCCGCAGGCTGACGCCGCTTGAATGCTGTCGGTTGCAGGGTTTCCCGGACTGGTGGGAGGACGGCGTAGACGGGAGCGATTCGGCGCGATACAAGATGTGGGGTAACGGCATGGCGCTGCCGTGCGTGCTTTACGTGATGGAGGGAATGACAGATGAAATGTAAATGGTACGCCGAGTTTGAAGGTGTTTGCACCAATGGCGATTGTCCGTATCGCGGCGATGTGTGTCCGACGAGCGAACGCCCGGAGGTGTGCAGGTATGCGGAAGAGAAAAAGCCGAAGCCGGAGATGAACGCCGAGGAACTGGTGACTGCGCTGAGGATTTGCGCGGGGAGGACGACGACGTGCGAGGGTTGCCCGTGCGGGTATATCGAGGAATCAGACGGCGGCTGCAACGACTATGTAAAGCGGCAAGCCGCCGACATGCTGGAAAAGCTGGCGGCGGAGATCGAGAAGGAGCGGAAACGGAGGGAGGCTGAACATGGCTAAAGCGGTACTTATCAGCATCCGCCCGGAGTGGGTGGAGAAGATTGCCAACGGGTGGAAGACAATCGAGGTTCGCAAGACAAAGCCATATTTGGACACGCCTTTCAAGTGCTATATATACTGCACAAACACAAGGCCGTTCCTTGTGCTGGGTGATGTTTTCCGGGGCGATTGGGTTACGGAGGTTACCCGTCTTTCGGGGTATGGCAGAGCAGGAGCAGATAGAATCTGGGACGTTTTCAACGGGCATGTTGCCGGGGAGTTTGTGTGTGACAATATCCGCCCACTTATGGCAGAAAGTTTTATCGTAAAGGAAGATGCAGAAAAAGCCTTGCTGGGGACTAGCCTAACATCAGAGCAGATTAAAGATTATGCAGGGTGGAAAGGCAAAAAATGGTGGAATTGCAATGATTTGTACAAGTGGCACATTTCAAAAATGGAAATCTACGATACGCCGAAACCGCTGAGCGAATTTATGGGGTTGCGGAAAACGAAATTTGGATATGCGCCTGTTGAAATCAAACGCCCGCCCCAGAGTTGGTGCTATGTGGAGGAATTGAAATGAGTGATTACATCAGCCGGAAAACGATAAGCGAAACGCCTAAATGCCCATATTGTGGAGACAGGATGCATATCCACGTCTCTCTGATTACGCCCGAGTGGGAGCTTTTATCTGGGCAGTATCGGTGTGTGACGTGTGGAAGCACATCGCCGCGCATAGAGTTTCCCGGAGACACGGCGAATGACGAAATCATAGAACGGCTACAAGCTGTGTCGTCGCGCCGCGCCGAGCCGAAAAACTGCGTGCTGACGATGGAAGAGCTGAAAGCATATTGCGAAGGCGGCGCGGATGCTGCGCCGCTGTGGGTGGAGTTTGACGGAGGCACAAACGGATGGGTGCTGATTGCGCCAGTTAGAGAGACCCGTAAAATGGATTTTGTGAGCAAGCTTCTTGTGACGATGGGAATTTTGTACGGGAAAGAATGGCGCTGCTGGCTACGCAAACCGACGGAAGCGGAAAGGCGGGAAACACCGTGGGAAAGCTGATGACGCGAATCAGGCGGAAGCTCTGCCGACATATGTATTCAGACGCGCGGCTCAAGGTGAAGCACGATGAAGAAAATTATACCTTCACAAACGTTTGCGAGAAATGCGGGAAAATATATACCGCGATAGTCCCACGAAGGAGTATTGAGACTTGGGAAAGAGAGGCGAGAAAGCCGTGAATGACGCGCCATGCCGCGACTGTACGAGCCGCGAGGTTGGCTGTCACGCGGGATGCGAGAGATATAAGGCGTATGCGGACGGCAGGAAGACGGCGCTGGAAAACCGCTACACAGCTTGTATAGAAGGCACGGGCAAAAAGCGCAGTCATGAGCGCTGGTTGAAGTTTCAGAGAAAGGCGCAAAAAGGAGGTTAATGATGCAGTTGACAGAAGCGGACAAGCGCACGCTGCTTGACACGCGGAAAAAGCGCAAGGCGTATGTGAGGACGGAGGAAGCCTACGAGGAAGAGAAAGCCGCCTATCTGACGGCACAGAAGCTCACGGGCATGCCGTCTGGCTCGTCCAGCGGTGCAGGGCTTGAAGCCTATGTCATACGGCGTGACAAGGCTTTCGAGGCGCTGCAAGCCGCAAGCATGGCCTATCTTACGGCAATTTCTGCCGCGCTTGAGGTGATCGACAAGATTGTGCTGCAAATCGAAACGCTTGAGAAGGTCAGCCGAGTGCGAGAGTTTTGCAAGGCGTATTTTATCGAGGGATTGTCCGTCACTGAGGCAACGGCACGTCAAGGGCTTGCTGAAAGCACGGGCTGGGCGTACAAGAGGGAGATTATAGGCGACTTGCAGTAGACTTATAGAACGGTCGGAGCTACACATAGAGTGCGACCGTGTGATAACATTAAAATCAGCGAAGAGCGCAAAGCGCAGGACGCTGGGCTATAATCAGCAGCAAAGCCGCGGCGAACGTCACGGCTTTTGTTTTGGGGTGATTTGTGCTTTACCTCCGGCACAGATCGGGGACGCAACGCAACAGGGACGCAGAGTGGGAGCGGCGTTGCTTATGCTGATTCAGGAAGATGTGCAGAGAGGGTTTGCGGCATGGAGAAACAGCAAACTCAAAAGACAGCCGAGGAACGCTATGAAGAACTTCGGCAAGAAAACATCCGAAGACTGCAAAGAGAGATTGAGCTGCTGGAAGATCGGATTCAGCGAAGACAGCAGTTTGTCCCATTCCCGAGCTGCTTTATGCAGCCAATTCCGATCACGCACGATGAGCAAATGCTGTCGGCGATGTGTTGCACAAATATTTTTCCATCTCCGCCGCCGAAATCGTCACTTGACAAGATGCTCGAAACGCTGGAATGGGAAAATTCGCACGGCTGGCTGTACAAGATGATACACTGGCGGGAAAAGCCAAATCGGAGGTAAATAATAAAAAACAGGGTTCACATCACAATGATGTTCTGTTTTTACATTTAATCACTAAAAAGGGGAGTGCGAAGATGTGCCGACGGTGGACTGGGAGCGGATAAGAGCCGAGTATATAGCAGGCGGCGCATCCATACGCAATCTGGCTGACAAGTACGGGATTTCCAAGGACGCGGTCGGGCGAAGGGCGAAAGCGGAAAAATGGAAAGAGACCCGCGACAAAACCGCGACAAAAGTGCGACAAAGGACAAATGAGTGCATTGTCGCGCAGAAAGCGGACGAAGCCGCAAATAACGCGGTTATTGCTGCAAGAATTCGGTCAAAGCTGCTTCTCCGGCTGGAGAGTGAGATAGACGCTCTGCCCGGCAGCATCGGAACGGAGAGTGCAAAGGACATCATCAAGCCTGAGAAGGGTGGAGGAAAGCGCGAGGTCATATCGAAGCGCTGGCGGCTTCGCGATCTGACGGCGGCTTATAAAGATTTGACGGCAGACATGGACTTGGCGGATGTTGACATCGAAGACATTGACGCGACACGCGAAGAGGTATATGGCGATGAAGACACGTAAATATGTGCCTGTTTTTAGCCCAAAGCACCTCTCATATATCCGCGCCTGTCGCAAAAATATGTACAATATCGCCGAGGGAGCTATTCGTGCCGGAAAGACGGTTGATAATGTTTTCGCCTTCTGCACAGAGCTTGAAACTTGCCCGGACAAGATACACCTTGCGAGTGCTTCAACATCGCCAACGGCAAAGCTGAATATCGGGGACTGTAACGGAATGGGCATTGAAGCCCAGTTCCGTGGGCGTTGTACATGGGGCAAATATCGAGGGAATGATTGCATCCGCGTCAGGACGAAGACGGGGGAAAAAATTGTAATTTTTGCTGGAGCTGGAAAGGCAGACAGCTTCAAGCGAATCCGAGGAAACAGTTACGGCATGTGGATTGCAACGGAGGTCAACCTTCACCATGAAACTTTCATTCAGGAGGCGTTCAACCGAACCGCTGCGGCAAAACTAAGAAAGTTCTTCTGGGACTTGAACCCAAGCGCACCGAATTCTCCGATCTATGAAAAATATATCGACCTGTACCGCATAAAGCAGGAGAGCGGAGAATTGCCGGGCGGCTGTAATTACGAGCTGTTTTTGATGCGCGACAATGCGACAATATCCGACGAGAGATTCGCGGAAATTGTCGCACAGTACGACCCGCAATCCGTATGGTACAAGCGGGACATTGAGGGAAAGCGCGTATCTGCCGAAGGCATGATCTATCCCGGCTATTCCTCAGCGCTCGAAACACCGTTCACGCCGCCGCGCTGGCGTGATGTTTTCATCTCTATTGACTACGGCACGCAAAACGCCTTCGCTGCTCTGCTATGGGGCAAAAGCGAGGGCGTTTGGCATATTTTCCGGGAGTATCGCTACTCAGGGCGCGACACGCAGGCGCAAAAGACTGACGAGGACTATGTGCGCGACATGGAGCGGTTCGTCAGCGAGAGCCTGCCGGAAGACCAGCAGCGCGGCGTGATGACGATCATTGACCCATCTGCTGCATCGTTCATCGCGGCGCTCAGGCGTTCGCGGCTTGCTTTCCGCGTGCGCAAGGCAGACAACGACGTGCTGGACGGCATCCGCGACGTTGCGGTTTGCATGCAGCGCGGCGACGTGCGGATTTTCGACAATCTGCCGGAGTTGCGCAAGGAGTTTGACGGCTATGTTTGGGACGACAAAGCGGACGACAAGCCGATAAAGGTCAACGATCACTTAATGGACGCGCTGCGCTACGGCGTGCGCACCATGCGGCTTGTCAAGCCGAAAGAAGAGTATAAAAGCCCATTTTTCGCATAAGGAGGTGATGGCGTTGCTGACGTGGCAGGATTTCCCGACGGACGAGGATAAAATCCCCGATTTCATCTCGCAGATGATTGCGGAGCACGAACAAAACGAAGCGGTTGAAATGGCGCGGACAGCTAACCTGTACGACCATCAGAGAAACAAAACCATAAATGAATATGTGAAGAAAATCTATTCATCTGCTGGGGTATCGGTGCGAAACTATGTTGCATCAAACAACAAGATCGCGTCAAATTTCTTCCGGAGGTTGAATACGCAGCGCTGCGCCTACTCGCTGGGCAACGGCGTGACCTTTGCGAGCGACAAAGACACCGATGGAAAAGTGAAGCAGGACGGCAGGACTAAAGCAAAGCTGGGTAAGACGTTTGATACCGAGTTATACAGAGCTGGATATCTGGCACTGATTCACGGTGTCAGTTTCGTGTTTTTCAACTTTGATCATATCCATGTCTTCCCGCTGACTGAGTTTGTGCCGTTATGGGACGAGAACGACGGCACGCTGCGCGCTGGCCTGCGATACTGGCGCATTGACGGCACTAAGCCGACGATTGCCGTACTGTACACCGAAGACGGTTACAGGCGGTTTAAATCAAAATCCGGGCATGCGCGATTTGAGAAAGATGGAGATCTGCGTGCGTACAAGCAGACCGTCTCAAAAGCGCCTGCCGATGCAGAGCCTGAGGTTATCGCCGAGGAAAATTACAGTCGCCTGCCGATTGTTCCGCTGTGGGGAAGCCGATTGCATCAGTCGACGCTTGTCGGTTTGCAGCAGAGCATTGACAGCTATGATCTGATTCGGTCTGGGTTTGCAAACGATTTGCAGGACTGCGCGCAAATCTATTGGATTCTTGAGAACTACGGCGGTATGGATGACAAGGATTTGCAGAAATTCCGCGACCAAATCCTCTTACAGCATATCGCAGTCGCAGATACGCGCGATGGCGGCGGTATCAAGCCGTATACGCAAGACGTACCGTATGCCGCGCGGACGGCGTATTTGCAGACCATCAGGCAGGATATCTACGAGGATTTCGGTGGGTTTGACACTAAGGCGATTTCGGCATCTAACCAGACCGCAACGGCGATTAACTCCGCGTATCAACCGCTTGACGAGAACGCGGATGACTTTGAAAATCAGCTCGAATCCTGCATTCGGTCGATTCTGGGACTGATCGGCATTGATGATGTTCCTGTTTTCAAGCGCAACCGCATCAGCAACCAGCTTGAGCAGGTACAAATGCTCATGCTCGAAGCACCATATCTTGACAGACAGACGATCCTTGAGAATCTGCCGAACATCTACATCGACAAAGTGCCGGAGATCATGGCGCGGCTGGACGAGGAAACGGAAGGGCGGTTTGTGCGCGAGGAATCGGAGGAGGAAACCAATGAATAGTCGTCTCTATGAGAATCTGCGGCACTGGATACCCGGAAACGACGAAACCGAAGGAAAATTTGGAATCCCGCGTATCCATCCCGGCTTTTTGCCGGAAGAAATTGAAGCGTGGTTGCCATTTAATGACCTGTCGCGCAGACTAACAAAAACCGAGGCGGTTCAGATGTACGTCGATGATTACCGAATTGAGCGTCTATGGAATGCGCCTACAAAGTATCTGGGCGGATTGCGCAATTCGGCTGCTGTTCTGTCGCCTGATTTTTCGATTTATGCGGACGTTCCTCAAGCGCTGGGGATATACAACCACTATCGCAAACACTGGCTGGGCGCATTTTGGCAGTTAAACGGAATTAACGTTATTCCTACCATTTGCTGGGGCGATGATAAAACGTTTGATTGGTGCTTTGACGGCGAACCCCAAAATGCCATTGTCAGCGTATCAAGCGTGGGCACACAACGCGGTCAAGGAGCGAAAGCGGCATTTATGCGCGGATATGATGCAATGTTAGAACGTCTCAATCCATTCGGCGTCATTTTCTTCGGCAACGTCCCGGCGGAAGCGCGTGGAAATATCATCCATGTTGATACATTTTATAAGCGTTTCGAGCAAAGGAGGGAAGAGCGTGTTAGAAATCAGTCTTGAGCTGTTCGGAGGGCGCGGCGGCGGTTCCGGCGGCGGAGGCGGTGCAGGCTATGTGAAAGGGTCAAGCGATGGAGCGCTCGTAAAAGCAAAAAAGCAGATTATCGAGGGAACTTTTCGTGAGGCAAGAGGCTGGGGCGGCAGCTATCACAAAGAGGAAGTCCTTGAAGCAACGACTGACGGGAAAGGAAACCTGACGTTCTCGTATGCTCAGCCAGTAACACGCACGAAAACAGCCAAAACAAACAGAACGCAGTATCTAACATACGAAGTCGCGCATGGTGCGCTTGATGGAAAAACCTTCGGAATTAACTGGTCGAAGGTGAACTCTATCAGCGGGCAAACTTACAATTTGCGAGCAGAAGCTAAGGCGAACGGGTTGTCTTGGGATGGAGCAAACAAACGTTGGCGCAGAAAATAGGGGTGACGGCGCTTGACAGATCAGGCGGTTCGATGGACTGACAAGCAGATTGAAGAGCTAGAGCGGCGCATCCGCGACGTGTACACCGACGCGGCGGCTGATATCCAGCGCAAACTCGACAAGTTCATCGCGAAATTCCGTAGGGACGATAAAAAGTACCGTGCGCAGCTCGAAGCGGGAGAGATCACACAAGAGACGTACCGCGATTGGCTGGCAGGGCAAGTGTTCCAAGGCAAGCGCTGGAGGCAGATGCTTGCCAACATGACGGATACGCTGACGCACAACAACGAGCTTGCTATGCAGATCATCAACGACACGACCCCGGAAGCGTTTGCCTACAATGCCAACTGGTCGAGCTACATGCTTGAAAAGGGCGCACGGATAAACATGGGCTTTGAGCTGTACGACGCATCGACCGTGAAGCAGCTTATCCGCGACCAGCCCGACCTTCTGCCGCCGTCAAAGGTGGATATACCGGTGGACAAGCGCTGGAATCACACGCAGATCACGCAGCAGATCACGCAGGGCATCATCCAGGGCGAACCGCTTGAGACGGTTGTGAAGCGATTGCAGCGCGTGACGACGGCGAACGAGGTCAGCGCAAGGCGACATGCGAGAACCGCGATGACCTACGCGCAGAACGCGGGACGAATCGAAAGCTATCATCAGGCGGCGAAGCTGGGTATCAAGCTGCAAAAGGAGTGGCGGGCGACGCTGGACAACCACACGCGCCACTCTCACGCCATGCTTGATGGGCAGCGGGTAGACGTAGACAAGCCGTTTCAAAGCGAGCTGGGCGAGATCATGTGTCCGGGCGACCCCAACGCAAGACCCGCGAATGTGTACAACTGCCGGTGTGCGCTCGTGTCGTACAATCCCAAGTATCCGCCGCGAAATGAGACGCGGCGCGACAACATCACCCGCGACATGATACCGTTTAAGACCTATGCGGAGTGGGCAGGATGGAAGGAGACGCACAATGGCGGGAAACCTGATCGACAACAGCGCGGCGTTTCTGGCAGAGCTGGAACGCGCAAAGGCGCGGGCGCTTGAGACCATCGGTCAGAAAGCTGAAACATACGCAAAGGACAAGTGCCCTACAGGCACAGAGGAAAGCACGGGAAAGAAAGGGTATATCGGCGGAACACTTAAAAACAGCATCACTCACAGGGTTGACGACGACGTGGTGAGCGTGGGAAGCAACGTCGAATATGCGCCGTATGTTGAGCTGGGCACGGGTCCGCATTTTGAAGCGCCGCCTGAATGGGAGCAGTTCACAACGACGCGAGGAAGCGGAATCGGTAAATCGTTTATGCGACCGCACCGCTACCTGAGACCCGCGATTGAAGATCATCGAGAAGAGTACAAGGAAATCATGCGAGACGAGCTGTCAGGAGGTTAAAATGGGGCTTATCAAGTGGTTCAGACGTGAGAAAATCCGCAGGGGAGCGCGAAAAGAGATCAAACAGGCGCGAGAATCCGCGCCCGGCACAAGGCAAGGCCAACGCGCACTGGCGCGGAAGATTGAGAAAATCAGGGCAAAGGCAAACAGGGAAATTGACAAGCACCGCTGAGAGCAGCGGTTTTTCTTTTGGCAAAAACGGCAAAGTACCGCCGTTTGCATATATAAAGCGAAGGGCGAAGAACAGCCCCCGAAGTAAAGGAGCGTAAACATGGCATTCACCAGAAAATTTCTCAAGGCGCTTGGTCTGACCGAAGAACAGGTTGACAGCGTGGTTGAGGCGCACACGGAAACCGTTGACGGGCTGAAAAGCCAGATGGCGGGCTACAAAACCGACGCCGAGAAGCTGAAAGACGTCCAGAAGGAGTTGGACGACCTGAAAGCAAAGGGCGGCGGAGAGGACTACAAAAGCAAGTATGACAGCGAACGCGCGGCTTTTGAGAAGTACAAGAACGACCAGAACGCCAAAGAATCGGCGGCACTGGCCGAGCGACTGTACCGGGAGCAGCTTAACGCGCTGGGCATCACTGGCAAGCGAGCTGACAGCATTGTACGCCTGACTGATCTTTCCACCGTGAAGGTCAAAGACGGCAAGCTGGAAGACGCAGAAGGCGTGAAGAATGGGATCAAGACCGACTATGCGGACTTTATCCCAAACACCAATACACACGGCGCGAATGTGGATAATCCGCCCGACAACAACGGTGGCGGGGTATCCAGCCGCGCGGCACAGGTTGCCAAGGATTATTACGCCGCGATTTATGGCGCGGCAGAAGGGGCGAAAAAATGAGCTTTATCAAAGCTGAAAACGGCGCGGTTTACGCGCCTGGTTATTTTCTGGTTCATGCTGAAGACGTAACGCGGGAGACTTGCACGGTCAAGGCAGACCACGAGAACGTCAAAACCGCCACAAACGGCGGCAAGTATGTTCCGGCGGGGTCTGTCATCCCGGCGAATGACACAACGGCGGTCGGCATCCTGTATGAGGATGTGGACGTGTCCAGCGGCGACATGCCGGGGTCTGTCGTTACGCGCGGAGCTGTCTATGAGGACAAGATTTCTCCGGCGGTTGATACGGCTGCAAAGACGGCGCTGAAAGGCATCACCTTTGTTGCTACTGCACCGGCGATCACGCGCCCGTACTGAAAGAGGTGAAGAAAAATGGCTGAAATGTTTGAAAACAACATCCTGGGTTTTATCCCGCAGAAAGACTGGCTGAACATCCCGTTCCAGGTTGCCCGCCCGAACGACCCGATTGACGGTCTGTTCGGCGACACGCGAACCGCGAATCTGGTAGCCTACTGGCAGAGCATCGCGGCGCAGTATCAGATCCCCGTCATGGCGCAGTTCCACGGCTTTGATACCGAAGCACGAACGACCTTCCGCGTTCCGGTCGATACGCACAACATTGAAAAGGGTCTGATTAAAGTCAAAATCAATCAGTCCGAGCGCATGCGCGCTCTTCTGCGAAGCGGTGTGCAGCAGAATGACATGTACGATTATGTCATCCGCGATGGCATCAACCTGTCGGAGCAGGTCGTGACGCGCACGAAGGTTGCCAAGAACGAGCTGCTGGCAACGGGCAAGGTAACGATCAAGGAGAATAACCTCAACCTGACCGTTGATTACGGCGTGCCGTCTGGGCAGACCTCCAAGACGCTCGACCTGTCCGAGAGCGCTAACGTGCCGAAGCTGCTGCAAGCGCTGATCGATGAGGCGACCGACAACGGCGTGACGCTGACCGGCATTTACACCAGCAAGGCGAACATCACCAAAATGCGCAGCAATGCGGCGATTCAGAAGGCTGTGAACGGCAACGTTGGCGCTGGCGCACTTGTCCGTGCGGACGCTTTCAACGCCTATCTCAATGAGGAGTTTGGCATTCAGCGCGTTATCGCAAACGATTTGACCTATGCAGTCGAAAATGGTGTCGGCGCGAATGGCCGCCCGAACAGAACGACGAAGCGCTACTACCCGAAAGATAAGATCACGCTCTTCGCGGCGAATCCTGCTGGTCGTCTGGGCGATGGCCTGTGGGGCGACCCGCCGGAGACTGACGCGGGTGCGTTTATGCAGGTCGGAGCGAGCGGCGTAAGCCCGTATGTCTACGTTTCGCAGTGGATGGAGAAAGATCCGGCTGTTCTGTGGACAAAGGCAAGCGCGCTCTTTATGCCGGTGCTTTACAATCCGAACAGCCTGTATATCGCGTCTGTGACGGGGGAATAACGGAGCTGTCCGAAACGCCTACGCTTCAAAGCGCCAATCTTGGCGGCATGACAAAGGCTGAATTGCTGGCGTATGCCGCCGAGAAGGGCGTTGAGGGTGTCGGCAGCTCGATGAACAAGGCGGATATCGTGGCGGCGATCAAAGCCGCAGAAACGGAGCAAACCAATGCTTGAAGCGGTTTTGACGTATCTGCATAACTGGTTTCCCGTCAGGTGCGACGCTGGGACGTTCACTATCGCTTCCGGCATCCCTGACGTTGACTTTCTGAAACCGGGGCAGTATTACCGTATCAGGGGCAGCGTGTTTTCCGACGGACTGCACGTCTATCAGAGCGGCGAGACGCTGGCAGATGAAACCTTCAAGGGCGAAATCTGGGCGCTGGCAATCCCGAAAAGCGTCAAAGAGCTTGCAGTGGAAATCGCCGCGTACACGGAGAAGAACCCGGTGACCGACAAGGTTTCTGAGAGTTTCGGCGGTTACAGTTACTCCCGCGCATCCGGCACGACCGGCGCGCCAATAGGCTGGCAGGGGGCTTTTGCCTCCCGCCTTGCCCCTTATCGGAGGATAAGCGATGACTAACGCAGAGCTAATCGAGAGATTTTCTCAGCCGTGCGTGATGCTGGAAAAAAAGCGCGTCCCTGACGGGCTGGGTGGCTTTGAAACGAGCTGGGCGGACGGCGACGAGTTCGACGCGGCGATTGTCAAAGATCAGAGCTTGCAAGCGCGTGTCGCCGAGAAGCAGGGCGTTTCCAGCGTCTACACCATCACGACGGCGCGAGGCGTTGCGCTTGAGTATCACGAGGTTTTCCGCCGCGTTTCTGACGGAGCAATATTCCGCGTGACAAGCGACTACACCGACAGCAGACCACCCGACGTGGCAACGTTTGACTTTGAGCAAGTGACGGCTGAGAGGTGGGAGCTTCCGACATGACCGAGACGGCAAAGGCACTATACAGCTTTTATTCCGGGTTCGGCCTTGACGCATACCCGGAAAGCAACGTGCCGGAGAACGCGAAACTCCCATATATCACCTACACCGTCATTGAGCCGGACTGGCGAAACGCTGCAAGTCATCAGGCGCGTGTGTGGTATCGGTCGGAAAGCTACAAGGGCATATGCGCCAAGGTTGACGAGATCACAAAAGCGGTGGGCGAGCTGCTCATGCTTCCGACGGCGAACGGCTACATTGCCATTCGCCCCGCCGACCCGCTGGTGCAGTATCAGCCCATCGCAAACCCGGAAATCAAAGTCGCGTATCTCAATTTTCAAATCAATTCGTATCAATCGAGGTGAAATAAATGGGCAAACCTGTAACGGCTGTCAGGCCGCAGACGTTTGAGCGGTTGCAGCTCAACGCGGGCGCTTTTCTCAAAAATTTTGACCTGAGCACCTACACCGAATACAGCGCGCTCGAAGAAGCCCTTTTTGGCGCCATTAAGGACGGCACAAAGGCGCTGGGCGCGACGCGAGGCGGCGGCACATTTACCGCAACGCCAACCATGCGCAGCATCGAGGCGGACGGAAAGCGGTATGAGTTCAAAGGCAGTACGGTCATTGATACTTGGGATATCAAGCTGACCGCGACGCTTATGGAGATCACGCCGGATAACTTCGTGCTTGCACTCGGCACGGCTGAGAAGACCGAGGACAAAGCCTTCACAGTCGGAAAAAAGACCACGATCAAACTGCGAACCAATATCGAGGACAGCGACTATATTCAAAACCTCGTCTGGTTTGGCAACACGTCCAAGGGTCTTGTTGCCATCGCGCTTGACAATGCGCTGAACAACACGGGCGTGACGTTGACTTTCAGCGACAAGGGAGAGGGTACGCTCCCGGTCGAGTTCCACGCTTATCAGGACACCGTGGAGAACAACGAATACGCGCCTTGCGCGATCTACTTTTTTGACGAAGCGGCGCAATAACAACACGCCGGGGGCTTTGCCTTCGGCGCTTTTCTTTTTGAGGTGAGAAGATGAAACTTTCGGAAATGAACGGTGAAGAGCTGTCTGTCTGTCTTTGCAAAATCGCAGAACCGCTTGAGAGGATCGGCTTTGACAAGAAGACGACGGAAACTTTTCAGGAAATCGCCGATTTGAGCAAAAGCGGCATGAACAACATCCAGCAGACCTCTATGATGATCGGCAAATTCGTTCCGCTGCTGCTGGGCGACCATCGGGAGGACACGTTCGCGATTCTGGCGGCAATCAACGACAAAACCGTTGAGGAAATCCGCAGTCAGAAGGGCATGCAGACCATCAAGGAGCTGAAAAACGCGCTCGCAGACCCCGACCTGATGGATTTTTTTACGTCGTCCGTGCATACGGTCGGAAAGCTGTAACGGCGGCGATTTACAGGCACGGAGCACCGCCGACAATCGCGGCGCTCTCCGACCTTTTGGCAGATGACCGCCAAAAGTGGCTGGGCGACGTGTACAGCGCGAAGATGCTTTCCGCCATCTGCCAGGCGATGGGGAGCGAACTCGTGAGCTATGAGGAGTTTGTCGGGCTGGTGGAACAGGATAACCGAACGGGCCAGGAGATCATTGACGATCTGATCGCCGAGCACGAGAGAAGGAAAAAAGCAAGAGGGGAGGGGTAAAGCATGGATTTATTTACGCTTGTAGCCAAGATCGGGCTGGATTCAAAGGAGTATGAGCAGGGCATCAAGGGCGCAAAGCAGGGCTTTGAAAAGCTCGATACATGGATGGTTGCAAAGGCGCAGCTGATTGCAGACGGCGTAAAGCGAGCGTTTTCGACGATTGCGGACTTTGCCAAGGATGCAGTCACAGCCGCAGCCGATGTGGCGGCAGAAAAGGCGCAGTTTGCAGCGACCTTTGAGGGCATCGAGGAAGCCGCGAACGGCGTTCTCGCCAGCGTCAGTAATGACACGGGCATCCTTGCAACACGCTTGCAGCAGGTCGGCACCAAGGCGTTTAGCCAGTTCAAGGGTGCAGGCGTTGACGCAGCGGGCGCGCTCTCGATGATGGATGAGTATACCCGTATCGCGGCTGACGCGGCGGCATACTACGACATCAGTCTTGAGGACGCAGACGTGCGCTTGCGCTCTTTCCTGCGTGGCAATACCGAGGCGGGCGACGCTATCGGCCTTTTCACATCGGAAAGCCAGCGAAACTCTAAGGCCGTCGAACTGTACGGCAAAAAGTGGACGAATCTGACCGAAGCACAGAAGCAGAACCTCATGCTCAACGTTGCGCAAGAAATCTATGACCAGAGCGGCGCGACAGGGCAAGCAGCGCGTGAAATGGACGGCTGGGTGAACGTCGTCGGAAACTTGCAGCGCGTCTGGAAAGACGTTCTGGCCGTTGTGGGTGCTCCGTTTTACGAATCGCTAACGCCAGTCGTGAAAAAGCTGAGCGAGTTTCTGTCCGACGAAACCGTGCAGATGCGTCTTGGCATGCTTGCGTCAAGCCTCGGCGATATGGCCGGATATGTCTTTGACGGCGTTATTGACCTGCTGGACAAGATTCTGGCGTGGAGCAGCGGCGAAGAAAAGCCGAGCGACACCGCGCAGGCGCTCTTTGATATTGCCAGCTCGTTTGGCAACATTGCAGGCATGATCTTCACGGGCGTTGAGGACTTCTTGGCGCTGCTTTTCAACGGATTTGACAAGGAGACAGCCGAAAACGTAGAGGAATTTCTTAAGGATTTCAGCGCTTTTGTTGACGATCCTCTCTTTCAAACGGCGGCGGTTGTTCTTGGCGGCATCGTTACCGCGTGGATTGCCATGAAATCGCCTCTTGTCCTTGTTGGCTTGACGATTGGAGCGATTGTCACTCACTGGAAAGACATTAAAGAATGGGCCGGAAAAGCGCTGGAAGCGGTAAAGGACTTCTTCGGGACGGAGGTTGCCGACGCGCTGACAAATATCGTGTCCGGGATTGCCGGATGGTTTGAATCCATTCAAACCATGGCGAGCGACGCACTGACGGCAGTTGACGATTTCTTCAAGGCGCAGTTTGACGTTAGCCTTACGGATATCGTCCAAAACGTGGCTGACGCTTTTAAATCTGTTTATGACTGGGCGCACGATGCGCTGACTAACGCAGCCAATTTCTTTAACGCTACCTTCTCTGACCCGATCAGCGGAATCCTTGAGAGTATTTCGGGATGGTTTGACAGCGTGATTTCCAAGGTCGGAACGGCTATTGAAAAGGTTCAGACCTTTTTGGGACTGGACACTGAAAAGAGAGACAGCAACCCTAATAATCCATACGGAAATAACTGGCACAATACGGGAACTCCGCGCAAGGCAACCGGCCTTGACTATGTTCCATATAATGACTTCCCGGCAATCCTACATGCAGGCGAAGCCGTTCTGAACCGCGCAGACGCGACGGCCTACCGCGCCGGGAATGTCGGCGGTATCAGCGCGGAGAGCATCAGCCAAGCCGTCGCCGTCGCTGTACGCGAAGCGCTTGACGGCGTGGGCGTGTACATGGGCGCGGATAGAGTAGGCGATCTTGTGACGCAGCGCGTGAGCCGCAACATTGCCAAGGGCGCAAGAGCTATGAGGTATGCAAACGTATGATGACGAGATACGCCTGCCGACTGAACGGCATTGATTTGTCGAGCATCGACCCGGAAATTTATGTGCTTGACGTGAGCACCGTTTCGCCCGTGCGCGATCTTGTGACGACACCGCTTGCAGGCCGAAGCGGGCAGCGAATCACGAAGCGCACGACGAACAGCCTGAGCGTCGAAGTGAAATTTGAAATCCACGAGCAGAACACCGTTCGCCGCGCCCTCATCGCGGAGAAAGTGACGGAGTGGGCGATTCTCGGCGGCGTTCTGACGACGAACGACCGACCCGAAAGGCGGCTGCACGTCATCTGTGAGACCCTGCCGAACTTCTCCGCGTTGCGCTGGACAAACAGCCTGACGGCGACGTTCACGGCTTTTGAAATCCCCTTCTGGGAGAGCGAATACCCGCGAAACGCGACGGTTGACGGGAACGGTGAGGCTCAAATGATTGCGCCGGGCTTTGCGGATGATTCCCGCGTTTGGGCGAGCGTGACCAACGCCGGAACGGGCGCGATCACGAGCGTAGACCTGACAGCCGGACAAACCGCGCTGCACTTCTCCGGGCTTGTGCTCCCTTCCGGCTCGGCGCTGGAAGTCGGGACGGACGAGCACGGCGTTTTTTACGCGCGAATCGGAAGCAAAAGCGTGCTGAGCAAGCGAACAGCCGAATCAAGCGACGAGCTGCGGCTTGAAGCCGGGAAGTTTGGCAAACTGTCCGTCTCCACGGACGGAAAAGCAAAGACGAGATTCGGCGTGAGGGGGTATTACACATGAGCGTAAGGCTTCCGCGTCTGCTTGACGCGCAGCTCCGCGAGGTGTGCCGCCTCCATCCCGTTACGCTGTCCATCAATGAGCGGCTTGTGCCGCCGCATGACGCTTCCATGGCGCTTCCTCCAGGCGAGGGAGCGCCTTTTCATGCATGGGTAGAGCTTTATACCATCGACGGAAGCGCGGGCTTCTACCGCGTGTCTAGCGCGTCTGAAAGCTATGTCGATACGGGCGACGTTGACCTAGAGCACAGTGCGGCGATTCTCGGCGATGCGATCATTCCCGGCGAGGGAACGTACAGCGGAACGTGCGCCGAAGTGCTGACGGCGATGCTGGCAAATCAAACGACGCTTGTGAACGGTCAAAAGCCTTGGGTGCTCGGCACGTGCGCGAAAAGCGCGAGCATCGAATATGCGTATGACTGCAACAACATCCTGTCTGCGATGACGGAAGTGGTCGGCGACGAGAAAGACGGCTACGCGCTCGAATTCGACGATACGCACGGTTTCCCTTGGCGGGTGAACGTCGTATCGGTCGAGACCTCCGCGAGTTGTGAGGGGCGGCTGAGCCGAAACCTCGAAAGCGTCAGCGTCTCGATGTCCGATGACGAGTTCTGCACGCGGATTTACTGCAAGAGCCTCCCAGAGCCGCACTACATCGACGGTCCGACCGCCGGTGTGTGGGGAATTATCACGAAGACGATTACCGCCGGAGAGGGCGTGACCGCTGAAAGTCTGCGAAGCTACATCGTGCGATACATCGAAGACCACAAAAACCCGCGAAACAGCATTGAGATCAACGGCGTTGATTTGGCGACCGCGACAGGAGAAAGCCTCGATTCCTTCCGAATCGGTCGGCTTTTCCGGCTCGCGCTCCCCGATTACGGCGTAAAGATGGAAGAGCGAATCCTCGTGCGCAGCATCACCGACGTTTACGGCGACCCGCGCGGCGTAAGGCTGACGCTTGCGAGCAACATCCGCGACACGGCGGAAGACCTCGTGCGGCTGGACAACACCGTTACAGGCGGCTCGTCGCAGAACAGCACAAAAAAGTATGTCGGCGGCGGCAAAGGCACCAGCCTGTCGAAAACGTCCGTGCTTGATATGCTTAAAAAGACCGATTCCTTCACGAGCGCAACGGAGGCATGGGTTAAAGAAGCAGGCGTGAAGATTGAGGCGAATCACGCCGACCTGTACGCGACAAAGCGAGCAATCACGGGAAATTGGGCGGGAAACGTCGAGACGATTAACGCCTTGATTACCGCATCGAGCGATAACGGCGGCCTTGTATCAATGCTTGTTGGTCGGCATAACAAGATTGAGGACGTGAACGCCGCCATCTCTGCAACCGCCGCCGGGGGCGGCCTTATTAACATGAAAGCCGATGCTAAGACGGTTACAGACATAGGAGAACGTCTATCGTCGGCGGAAATCACGCTGAACGGCGCGGACGGGCAGATCGGCCTTGTGGGGCGCGTCGAAACAGCAGAAGGGGATATCAAGTCCGCAGCAGTCAAGATTGACGGATTAAACAGCTCGATTGTCTTAAAAGCGGACGCGACTGTAACGGACGCGCTCGGCGAAAGAGTTAGTAGCGCAGAAATCAGAATCGACGGTCTGAACAGCGAAATCGAGCTGAAAGCGGACAAGATCGCGCTGAAAGGATACGTCACGGCAGACCAGCTATCCGCTGAATTGGCAGATTTTAAGCTGACAATGAACGAAAGTGTAGTTACGAACTTTCTTGGTGTAAACAATAAAGCTGTGATTAATTCGATGATTTTAGACACGAAACATATATCTTTGGAAAGCCTAGATGTCGCCACAGGAAGAAGCACCGGGACAGTCGTGTATGTTTCGCAAGTCAATTTGAACAGCGATGGGACAGTAAAAAGCGTAAAAGGAGATAGTAAAACGTTTGTGACAGGGCTGTCTTATTCAACGATTCAATATTTGAAATGGGGTTGATGATATGGACGATATAAACGGAATGACGCTTGCACTCGGAAATGCGCTTATTCTTCTGGATGATGTGCAAACGTCGGGAAGATCAAACCTTGACCGTTTGCTAACGGCAATGCAACAAATTGATAAGGTAAGAAGAACCCTTTTAAGCATGAAGGAGGAATCCGCAAATGAAAATCACGACGAGCAAAGGCAAGACGCTTGATGCAAACTGGGCGTTCGGCCCAACCAGCGAATCCGGAAGTCTGATGATCGAGATCCCCGACAATCGTCGCCTGTCGGAAATTGCCGCTGATTTCGAGGGCAACAGCAGGATTGAGAAGACAGACGAGACGAAACCCGGCGTAACCGAAATCTATGAAGGATTTACCGAACTTGCAGCCATCCAGCGCAACAAAAACGGCAGCGTGCTTGTGAAGCTGGCAAAGGAGTGATGCCCTTTGAATCTCGGCGTATTCAAGCGCAAAATTGACGTTGACGCTGAAACCCAGATGACCCCACTAAAGGCACTGTATGCGTCAGGCGACAAAAATGCGCATACTTTCGAGCTTTCCCTCTACCGAGGCGCTGAAGAAATGGACTTGAGCGGCGCAAGCGCTCAGGGCTATTTTATCCGCGCAGACGGGTATACCGTTCCCATCACGGGAGCGATCAGCGGTAATGCCGTGACCCTCACGCTTTCGGAGGCCTGCTATTACATCGTCGGCAACTTTAACCTCATCATTAAGGTTTCCATCGGTGAAAGCCGCAAGTCGGTATTTTGGGGAAACGGCTATGTCGTGCGCAGCATGACAGGCGCGATTGTCGATGAGGAAAACGTTATTCCGTCGCTTGATGAGCTTCTGGCGCAAATTGCCGCCGCAGAATCGGCAGCGAAGGCCGCGAACACGGCAACCACGAACGCAAACAACGCGACCAAGGCCGCGCAGACGGCGACGACTAACGCCAACGCAGCAACAAAAGCCGCAAATACAGCAGCCACGAATGCAAACAACGTGACCAAGGCCGCGCAGACGGCGACGACTAACGCCAACGCAGCAACAAAAGCCGCAAATACCGCCGCTGGGAAAATCGACAACATGACTGTGCAGGCATCCGGCCTTGAAGCGGGCGCTGCACCGACGGCAGACTTGTCGCTTGTGGACGGCCATTATAATCTGTCTTTTGCTATCCCAAAGGGCGACAAGGGAAACACGGGTGCGACTGGCGCAACCCCGGAAATTACGGTCAAAGTTGTTACTGGCGAGGCGGGCACACAAGCAAGCGTCACCCAAAGCGGCACGGCGGAGAACCCGGTTATTACGCTGACCATCCCACGCGGCGACACGGGCAGCATCGACAATCTCGCGGAGAATGTGGCGCTTGAGATCGCCAAGTATAATTTTGGACAGCCGTACAACCTGCTGGACAACAGCGATTTTGTCCACCCGGTTGCGCAGGCGGGCGTGAACGGGGCGCACGGCGCGACCGGGTATGCTGTGGATCGCTGGAATCGGACGAGCGGCGCGACGGTTTCACAGGCGGCGGACGGGCTGAAAATCGTGTCGGACAAGACGAACTGGACGGCGGGCATTCAGCAGCGGATCGAGGCGAAACGTTTTGCCGACGTGATGACGTTTGCGGTGCGCGGCGTTTTCCCGGTGGCGTGCCGACTGTTTGTCTACATCGGCAGCGGCACGACGAATTTTGGCACGGCGTATTTTCAGGGCGACGCGGCGGAGCGTACGCTGGTGCTGAAGCTGACAAAGCCGGATGGACTGACCGGGGACGAAGTGGTGAACGTGTACATTTCGCCGGACACAGGCAGCACCGGCACGGCGGCGGTCGTCCGCTGGGCGGCGCTCTACGAGGGCGAATACACAGCGGAGACCCTGCCGCCGTATGTGCCGAAGGGATATGCGGCAGAACTGGCCGAGTGCCTGCGGTATTATCGGAAGATTAAGGGCGATACGCAGACGTTCACCGGGTATTCATCAGGTGGTTGGTCTTATGCTTTTATCCCCTTACAGGCGATGCGGATTGCGCCGACCGTAACGGGCGGCGGGAAGTTTTACTACACGCTGGGCAGCGCGCAGGGAACGACGACCGAGACGGCTACGGCGCATAACACAAACGCAAACCGCGTCATCGTCAAGTGCGCGGTATCTGTAACAGGCATCCATACGGGCCTTATTACTCCGCTGGGAGATATTGACATTTCTGCCGACCTGTAAAGGAGGGGTGACATGGACACAGAGAGCTGCAAAGTGCTGGTGCAGACCGACGACGCGGGGCGCGTGACGGCGATCAACAGCGACGCGTTTGTGAGCGGCGACGGCTGGACGGCTATCGATGAGGGAGAGGGCGACCGATACCGGCACGCGCAGAACAACTATCTGCTCGAGCCGCTCACGGACGAGCGCGGCGTGTACCGCTACAAGCTCGTAGACGGGCTGGTTGCGCAGCGGACACAGGCCGAGATGGATGCGGACTTTGACGCGCGGCCAGCGCCTGAACCGACAGCGGAAGAGAAGGAGCGCACGCTCCTCAAAGCGCAGATTCAGGCGCTTAGCGACCGAAACGATTTTGTAGAAGACTGCATGGCCGAGATGGCAGGAATTGTGTATGCGTGATCTGGTCATCTGGACGATGCTGAAAATCATGGGGAAAGGGGGTGAAACGATGATGGCGATGTTTTTTGCGCAGCGCGTAATCCTTGGCAAGACCGAGTTTAAGGATGTCCCGGCCAAGCTCAAGACGAAGGTCAAAGAGTTGCTGGTGGACGCGGGTCTGCCGGAGCTGGCGGAAGAATAACCGACAATGCCTCGCTCACACGGGCGGGGCAAACTTTTAAGAAAACAAGTGGATGCGTGTTTTGTTGGCCTCAACAAAACACAAGGATGTTAATTTGAGCTTGAGTTAAACGAGGGAGAGAACGTGATGCGTGATATCATTCTGACGCTTGACCGTTTCGGCGATCAAGCGCTGCTGCTTGGGCGCGTCGGCGAAAATCGCGCGACGCGGGTACAGATCAACCTGAAAAGCATATTGAGCCAGTATCCGGATGCTATTGCGTCGATCACGGTCAAGTCGCCTGCCGGGGCGGAGTATCCGGCGGCGGTGAAGCAAGAGGGCGGTATCCTGACGTGGGAGATTACGAGCGCGGATATCGGCGGTAAAGCCGGAAGCGGGCAAGCCCAAATCACAATCCAAGACGCGGATGGCACGGTCATCAAGACTGCGATTGCCCGTACACGCGTCAGTGAGTCTCTTGGCGACGCAACTGCCCCAGCGCCCGATCCGGTTGAAAAATGGATTGATAAAGCAACTGGCACGCTGGCCAACGTTGAGCGAGCGGGAAACGCTGCGCAGGCGGTCGCGGACGAAGTACAGCGGCGGTTGGATAATGGCGACTTCGTAGGGCCGCAAGGCGCACAGGGAGACACGGGAGAGACCGGCCCGATTGGCCCGCAGGGACCCAAGGGCGAAAAAGGAGACAAGGGCGACACGGGCGCAAAAGGCGAACCGGGCAAGGATGCTGTCATCGACGCGACGCTGACCCAGGAGGGGGAGGC